CTGCTACAATGCGCTCTGCATGTTGTGTAGCGGTTTCCTCTGTAGATCCGTAGGTCTTATTTATGCGAGATTCGACTTTAGCAAATGCTGCTTCGATGGCATTAACTTGCTTGTCGAAGTAGTCTTGCACGGATTTATCGCCTGAAAGATGCTGAATCAAGTCTTGCTGCCGCTCAACGGCCTGATTTTCTTGCGCCAGCTGATCGGTTAAGGTATCATGCCGTTGCTGCAACGCTTGGACAGCGCTGTCCTGATCTTGATAAGCGGAAACGGTTTCATTCAGAACGGATTCTTGCTTGCTCGACAAGGCGAGAAGTTTGGATTGCTGTTCCATTAGCTTGGTTTCGCCCTGCATACGGGAATTCAAAACCTTCTGTACCCCTGTATCACTCATACTGGGGTATTCATTTTTGATGTTTTGCAGGTGCGCTTGTTCAGCGGCATCGATCTGACGGTTTACATCGCTTAGGGCATCGGCAGTTTCGCGCGCTTTTTGGCGAGCGCTTTCAAGGCTGTCAGCCAGCGTATTCCGTTTTGTTTGAGCACCGCCTAATTGTTTATCTACTGCTGCAATTTGCTGCGCAGTGCTTTTGGCCTTGGCCTGCAATGCTTTCAGATCGGATTCTGCGCCTTTCTTATTGAGGCGGGCATCAATGATAATAGAGCCGTCTGCCAAGGTTCCACCTCCTATTAGGCATAAGAAAGCCCTATCCGAAAACGGATAGGGCTTTGCAGTGGCTAAACTGCTATCGTGTGGGATATTTCATCTAAATTGGGTTTCAAATGACTTTTACGACCCTAGCATTTCCAGTAGTCGTTCTTTTTCTGCCTTATCTTCGGCGCTTTCAGGAGCACGAATCTTGATAAGGCGGGCATTTTCTCTGGCAAACTCCAATTCGGATTTTTCCAGCTTTTTGCCCTTGGCCTGCTTACTGCGGATGTTGACCACCTGCGCAAACAGCCCATCGCCAATACCGTAAAAGGCACCTAGAAACTCCCACCAGTGTAGGTAGTTGCACCGGCGGCAGCTGTACCCCAGTACCTTATCCACGGCAGGTGCGATGATGGGAGCATCTTGCCCCCAATCTACCAGGCGGGGCAACGGGCTGCGGGATTCCTCGTCTTTACCATTATTGATAAAGATAAAAGCTGCCTGCAATGCGTCATTAAGGTCAGGCAGATCCCGCCAGCGCGGGTAAAGGATTTGCAAACAGGCCATGTATTGCTCTTGCTGAGTTAGCTCGGGGTCAGCCAAGGCCGCCAAAGCGTCTAGTACGGCGCGAAAATCTGATCGTATTGCAAATTTCTGCCCGGCGACTTCTACGGTAGTGGGTAATTCCCAAGCACTCATGCCTGTTGGCCAGGGGCAAGGCCCTTATCGGTATTGCTATAGGTGGCAGTGTACTTTTCCATCCGTTTCTGGCTGGCCTTCATGGCATCGCCCACAGCATCTTCAATGATGGGAGCAATGGCGTTAAGGACTTTTTCAAACACCATAGTGCCATCATCGCACAGCGCCAACGCTGAAACACTACCGAAAAAGATCGGTGCAACATCACTGTTGAAAATGTTGTTGATTTCAGCCTTGACGTTTGCATCAATCTCGTTCAGCATTTTGGGATCGATGTTGTCATTGATTTTTTCGGCCATGGCGGCGAGGTTATCGCGGGTCTGTGCCAAGCGGCCTACAATGCCCAAGTCAGCAGGATTGATTTTGATGGTGCCAAGCGGCGTGCCGTCAATATCTTCGACCTCATAAATTTTCAATCCACGATCCAATGTCAGCTTCATAATGTACCTCCATTATGTTATGATGTGTTATTCCGATGCAGTGAATGCTTTAGTGGTGGGGTTAAACGTACCCTTGGTTTTGATACCGGTGTAGTGTACATTGAACGGAATCTGGTAGCCGGTAGTGTCGCCACCGTAACTGGACACCTCAATGTAGCACTCCTCTTTTACGGCAGGGAATGCGTCGGCTGTCCCGTTCTCCCAAAGTTTGACCTCTACGATGTCAGTTTTCAGATTGTCCAGAACCAAATCGCCGTCAATAATGGCCTGCAGCTTTTCAAACAGGGCGTCACCCTTCTCGGCGTAGTAAGGGCTGACCTCGCCCTGTTTCTGGTAGCTGTCAATGGTGACGGAGGTCTGGCCCAGAATATTCTGCTTCTTTTCCACGTTAGCAGAGAGCTCGGGACTGTATTCCTCCAAGTCTTTGCCTAGGCGGACGTAGCTAGCGGTGCCCGTATCGCCGCCAAAGGTGGCGTTGAGGAAATGCGCCATATATTTGCGTTCAATTTTCATGTTTATCAGTTTCTCCTATATGTAATTTGTATCTGAATCTGATATTTTGCGCTGTCCGAACCGACCTGTGCCGGATAGGCGGTCAGCGTCGGTACGATGGCAGTAACCCGACCCTCCTCCATGTGGGGGAAGTTTCGGGCATTGTTCTGTTCGATCATCCAGGCAATAAGCCCCGTGAAAAAGGCGAGATTGTTAGAATTCTGTTTGACATCAGAACCATAATTTTCGCGCGTGGCAAAAATGTAGTTTTGCGTCTGCTTATCCTCTAAAACACTTTCGCCCAGAATATTTTCCCGGTATTTCAGCGTAGATGGCGATGCATAGATGGCATACTCGGTAGGGTTCTCGCCCAGATAGTCGGCGCCAAAGCGATTACTTTTCGACAAGAGCGGGCATTGACGAAACCACTGCCGCAAGCTATCGATACTATTTGATACCTGTGACATTTTTGGCCTCCTTTATGATGTCGTCAATGTGGTCTGCTTTCATTCGTTCTGCCCAAAATGGCCCAGCCAGAGCATTCTTATCAGTTTTATACTGGATGGCCCGGCCTGTGGGCTTTTTCTTTTCGCCGGGACGCGAAAAAAACCGCGTAGGAGTGCCGCTGTTATCGTCAAAAACTGGGATGTTAGGACCGTAGACCTCACCCATATACATATAATGCGCATAAGGGCCGGGATAAACGATAATACCAGAACCGATGTCAGATGCCGCGTATGGGCTCTTTGCCAGCATAAATGTGTCAGCCGGTGTATAATCCATACACCAACGTATCACGGCGTTGTCGATAGTCTTTTGCACAATGCCATGATTGCCAAAGCCGTGACGATCCAAAATA